GTTTCGAGCCACTGATCTACCACGATCAACCATGCCATCATCATTTTGCCTCCACTCAGCCGAATACCAAATCGCCAAACAGTGCGTGCTGGACAATCTCGTCCGCACAGGTGGCATCAATCTGGCCGCAATCAACGGAACCATCTGTGCTGTCCACAACATCGCAGTTGGCGTAGCAATTTTCGAGCCACTGCTTAAATCCAGCGAGGAACTTGTCGAGATCGAGCATATAACAAGTCTTGTCATCCTCAAACGGTTCTTCGAGCCAAACGGCAAGCTGCCCACCGCGAGAAATCTGGTCGCTTGCGTACTCCCCAAGATACTTGCCCTGCACAACAACGCGCCTGCACCAGTAGTTGATGCCGCCCTCCAGCGCAGAAACCATGATGTCATCAACATCCTGCTGGGTCAGCCGAGCCGTAATCTCTGCACGAACCTCAAACTTCTTTTCATCGGTCATCTTTCTTCATCCTTTCATCAAATTGTCGGGTCAAAAATCAGGCCATCCCACTTTCCGTTCAGACGGTCGGGGTACTTCCCGGTCGGAACCATGTACCCGTCCGGGACTTCCGGCGGCAACGGCCGCTCGTTCCTCAAATCCATACCAGCGTCGAACATCGAGAGCTGCACGGTCTGGCTGGTACGTTCCCGCAGGAGCCGATACCAGTAGATGATGTGGTTCCGAACAAGGTTCAGATTCACACCATCCGGCCATGCAGGGTCAGAACAGCCGTTCTTCTTCAGGTCATCCCAGTGCTTATACTCAGCGTCCAACTGCTCCCTGATCTGAGCTTCATTCATCTCCTCAGGGGGAATATAGCGGCTCACAGGTGCGCCTCATTTCGGCGCTCATCGGCGATGACATCAGCGGTAATTCGGTCAACGCCGAGCTTTTCGAGCTGCCGGTAAGCTGCTTCCTTTTCCTGCGGGCAGTCGGCCCGGACGAGATCATCAATCATGTCACTCAGCATACGCCAGCCTCCTCTCTGGTGATAGTTCCGTGAGTCCACGGCCCGGTGCGAACGCCAATGCTGGGCAGGCGGGCCAGCAGGGCCTTTTTCATGCTATCGAGGTATTCCCGATAGCGCCGTTTCTGAAGGCCGGCCAGCCATGCGCTTTGACAGTCGGAGTAGCCGTCTTTCTGGACAAGCTCGACGGCCAGCGACCACTCGTTGTCCTCCACACAGATGTAAAACAGCTCGTTTTCGAGGATGACCCGACGCTCATTGCCGAGCCAGACGTTCGAGTTGGCCGCAGGCTGGAAGCTGGGGCAGAGCTTCCGCAGTTCGGCACAGAAGCATCTGAGAACGTCTTCTTCCTTGTAGCTGCTCTCGATTTCATCAACGTACCAGTCATCGGCAACAAGTTCATCAAGGCTGATGTCTGCCATCATCCGAATTTCAGGCTCCTTTCCGTCAGGGCCGTCCTTGCGCCAGACCTGCAGATCATCATTGTCGATGTAGAACAGACCCTCATACGGGCCAGCCGCATAAACATTTCCGCGTCCCATACCGCCTACTCCTTTCAAATAACGCCACCATCGGCGGTGATGATGCAGTAGCCGCCATCCCGACTGTAACTGCCGCAATACTCGTTCCCAGCTTCGTCAATCCACAACGGATAGTGGTGACTATTGTCCATTCCGTAGTAAACATCAGGCAGGCGCTTCAGCTTTCCAGCAATCTCGAATCCGACCGACTTTGCATACTCACGAACGGTCATTTTATTTATCCCCTTTCTCACTCGCCCCAGCAAACGGCGTCTGCCTCATCGGGCCGTTGCCATTCAGGTTCTTCTTCAAAACCCCGGTCATCAGGCGGCTCCGTCATACCGCCGAACCGGTCAAGCCGACCGGAGCAATCATACATCGGATTCATCGCTGTTCTCCTTCAGGTAGCAGTGGTCAACGACCCAGCCGCCCTTGTTGCCGAAGTCCTTCATGTACCAGTCGAGGCGAACCATCTGGTCGGTGCCATCCAAGCAGGAACCGAACAGGCTGGTGGAGCAGCAGCTCGGCCGGAAAGCCTTGTTGTCGCTGCTGACCTCATAGGTGCGGCTGCGCAGCGGGTAATGGTGGTCAGGCCAGTTGCTCTCAGCAAATACGATGCAGGCGCTCACCGGCTTTGCAAGCTGGGTCTTGTTGTGTTCAACGAACAGGTCCCGCAGTTCGGGATAGGTCATGTTCTGGTTATCCATAGCTGATACCTCCATCAGAGAACAAAGCAGATAACGAGCAGGGTGATGGCAAAGGCTGCTGCGCCGATGGCAACGGCGTTCAGCACGTTGTTGAAACGCTCCCGGTCGGCATCCTTCTGGCGGCGGGCTGCGCGGCTCCGCTGCTGTGCGGGGCTGTTCAGCATCCGCAGGAAGCAGTTCGGGTCGTTCTCCCACTCACGGGTCATCTCAGCGGTCATGTTCTCGTTTTTCATAGCTAAAACCTCCATAGTATCAATTTCTTTACGGGTGGCTCCCGCGACACCCTTTCGGGTGTTTCGGCTGCTGCCGTGCAGCCATCATCAGGCGGGTTAAAATTTGAAGTCCCAGTCAATAACTTCGCCGTTTCTGAGCAGGGCGTAGCGAACTTCGTCGGCAACCGAAGGATTTTTCGGATCACCGAAAATCTTCGGGTAGGCGTTTACCTCATAATGGTAGCGGCCAGCCTCCCACGAACCGTACCGCTTGAGCATCTCTCTGGTGTAGCTGCTGAGTCTGTAACCTTTCTTCATGTTCCACTCCTCCATTCTCGAATCAGCCGAAGTACTTGCTTGCGAACTGAACCTTGCTGAGCGTCTTCATATCATAAACGTACTCAACAGCGGATGCGACATCCATGTCGGTTTCAGTAACAAGTTCCTTGACCAAGTGGGTGAGGTTGTTCTCACGGATGTAAGACTTCATAGCTTCGAGTTCCATCATCGTCTGTTCCTCCATAATCTTACCATTTTGGTATGTTTTTCTGTATCTTCATTCTAACTTACCCACCTCTGGTGTCAAACGAAATTTGAAGATTTATCGAAAAATTTTACGGAGTACATCTGGGAGTTTACCGGCGTTCAGTAGACCATGCCTTCCGGGTCGATGATGGCGCATTCCTTACCGTGAACGTAGTAGGCGTTGCCGCCCTCATCCACCAAGACCCGGCAATAGCCAGACAGCCCAATTTCCGGGCCGCTGGCTACGCCGTCCCACTCTGGCTTGCGGGTCAGCTCGCCGACTACCGCAAAACCGATGGCCGCTGCATACCGACGGGCAATGCCCTCAGTAGCAGGCATGAGCGGTGTTCCTGATGGCGTGGACCATCATCGTGATGGCCTCTGCCAGCGGAGTGTTCAGGTACGGCAACTCCTTGTCCTCCACGATCTCGGAGTTCATGGTTTCGCCATGCTCGTTCTTTGCCGTAATCCAGCAGCCATCACCGGTGTTCTCCAGCACGATGCTGAAGTACGGCTCCTTCTGGCCGCAATACTCCAGATATTCCCAGAAGATACGGGCCTTTTCCTTGCCCACGGACTTGACCGACCAGCGCCAGTTTTCGTCGTTCCTGTTGGCCTCGGAAACCAACTGGGCAATCAGTCCCTTGTGTTCACGCAGATCATACATAGGTCTGAACCTCTTGACTTTCCCCTGCTATACTGATAAAATCGAAACGAGATGGGGCAGGTCCCATCCCGTTCCGACCGGCTAGGTTCCCACGTTGCTGTCAAACTTTGTGGGGGGACCTAGCCTTTACTGTTTCTTAGGCTCCTCGGTCTGCGGGTCGAGGACTCCGGCAATGCACTTAATGCACTCCGTCGCGTCCGCGTCCGTATGACCGTGAGCTTTCAGCCAGTCGATCAGACGAGAGGCTTCCAGAGCTGTCATACTGCACTCACCTTTCATTTTGCTACACCTCCTGCTCGTGCTTCCAACTTACCAGCCGGATGCCGGTAATTGTAGATAACTTACCTCTTTGGTAATTTATCTTAGTATCATTATAACTTACCTAACTGGTAAGTCAATCTGTTTTTTAATTTTTTCAAAATATTTTTTATATCCACTGGCTGTTTGATGTCGAGCCGCTGGGAGCCTCTGAAGAGCCTCTGGATTTACGTTTTGGTTACGGGTAAGAGTGTATTGGAAAATGTCTGGGACTTTCTGAGAAGGATTTGTCAAAATTACATAACGAAATTTGGCTATTTTGAGAATTGATTTTTCTGGTGGAGCTGTTCCATCGGAATTTCCGTGCAAACAAAAAAATCCCCCTGCACCAGCCTTTTTACGGGTCATGGTACAGGGGGATTATCATTTTACGCTGACTTTGCGCTGACTCAGCCCAGATTCAGCGTATTCTGGACAGCAGCCTGCTTGGCGGCAACGTGGTTGGCGTCGATCTGAGCCTCAATACGATTTTCGAGGTACTTGGTCGTATCGCCGAAGTTACTCTTGATGTAGTCCTGCGCGTCGCTGCTCATGCTTTTCAGGGCGGCAGACACGGCCCGCATCAGGGCTTCCTTCTGCTCCGCCTCATTGAACGTCTTGGCAGCTTTCAGGTCGTTGACGTAGGTCTGGTTCATCGCGGCCACGGCATCGGACACCGCACTGCCGATTTCGCGGACGAGGCGCTGCACCTTGATGTCGTTGGTCTTTGCCGCGATGAACTCGATGAACACGGCAATGCCTTTCTGGATGCAGGCGGTCACGATGGGAACGCAGACCAGCAGGGCAACGTACAGCAGGCTTCTCGTAAACTCATTCATATTCGGTTACTCCTTTCATTCAGTGAACCTGATTCTTCAGGCTGTTCATCCGCTTATCACCTTCGATGGCGGCAGCGGTAAAGCTGTTGTTCTTCCACCACGCAGCGACGCTGGTGGCAATGGTCAGGCCGGTGGTCACGAACTGCTCGACCTCCGAGCTTTCGATGGGCAGCAGGGGCTTCCCGGCGGTACTCGAAACCTGATTTGCCAGAGCAAACGCCAGAGCGGCCGTACGGGCCAGCGTAGCGATGGACACTTTGCTATTCGTCATAGGTCTTATCTCCTCTCACAGGTACTTATCAGCGCCAGACAGCGCTTTCCACGATGCAGGGCCGCAGATGCCGTCCGTAGTCAGCCTGTGCTGCTTCTGCGCATACACCAGCGCCTTCTCGGTTTCTGCTCCGAAGATGCCGTCGGCCTTCAGCTTCAGGAGCTTCTGGAGCATGATCGTCGCACTGCGGTTCGCGTCCCCGGTGCAGCCCCGGCGGATGGTGGGAAGCACGAACTTGTTGTAGGTCGTGCTGGGGTACTTTCCAGGCGTGGTGCAGAGCCACGTCGCTTTCGTGCCACGGGTGTCGGCGTGGACAAAGGCTCCACGGCTGTGCCAGTAGATGCCGATGCCGCCGAACCCCACGGCTTGAGCAAGGATGCCCAGTGCCACAGGGTTGATACTCCGATTCTCCGTCCTCCAGTCCGCTGCCATGCCGTAGCGGTGCTTGGAGTTCGGGCTTCCGCCCACGGCCTTGCTGGCGTTGTGCGTGATGCAGCGGTAGCCAGACGTGATCCTCAGCGGGCGGTTCACCTTGTCCCGGATGAGCTGGAGCTTTTCGGCCAGCTCCGTGTCCACCGACTGCTGTCCGCAGCCGCAGGGACACTCGAACTCGGACTTGGTAAAGTTCTTGGTGAGCGCGGTCTTATCCCCGCGCAGGAACGTAATGATGCTCAACTTACACACCTCCTAAAAGCCGATTTGGGTGAACACATAGCCGAGAAAAGCACCGATGATGGCCGTCACCACATAGCCGACGGCATTACGCCACAACTCTCCATCGCGGCTCTCCAGAGTTTCCAGCCGTTTCCCCTGC